TTGGCGGATCTCGCTGATGTTCCCGCGCTTGCGAAGAGCTACCTGTCCACGAAAGAGATGGTCGGTAAGAAGGGCATCATCTTGCCTGTGGAAGGTGACGAGGCCGACATCGCTCGGTTCCGCACGGAGATCGGTGTTCCGGATACGGTAGACGGTTACGATATGAGCGGCTTCAAGCCGCCCGAGGGTCTTCCGTGGTCAGATGGATTTCAGAAAGCGATGCTCACGAGACTCCACGCCCGCGGAATTCCGAACGGGCAGATCCAGGCGTTGTTTGATGACTACGCTGAAGTGAGTAACGACGAGTATCAGGGGTTGGTAGGCGCCGCGACGAAGGGCCATGAGCAGGCCACGCTGGCACTCAAGACCGAACTTGGTGCGGATTATGAAGCATCCGCCGCACTCGCGCAGCGTGCATTCAAGGCCGCTGCCGGTGATCAGTTCGAAGAGTTGTCGCACGTGGTTCTACCAGATGGTACGAACCTCGGGGATAACCCGGCCTTTGTCCGCACGTTTATGAACGTCGGTAAACAGCTCAGTGAGCATGGGCTACTCGGTGGCAAGGACAGTGGTGGCAGTTACGCGCTGACACCGGAATCGGCGAAGGCAGAGATCGCGATTCTCGAAAAGAATCCGGGTCTCTACAACGAAGATGATCCCGAGCACAAGTTGCTCGTGGATAAGAAGAATACGCTATACGAAATGGCGTATCCTGAAACTCAAGTTGAGGTTTTGTAATAATGGCAGATTACGGAAGTCTTTTGGCGCTCGATAGCTTCGCCAGTGAGGAATCCATCCGCGTCGCTGCATACGGGCGGGCTCTGGACTTTTCAACTGTAGTCGCGGAACCACAGCCTCCGGATTTCATCGCAGCAAAATTCGTTGAGTTCATCGGTGGAGAGCGCTGGCGCCTCGATGCTTTGGACGTGGCTATCAGACGAACAAACAGACCTACGAATCTGGATCGGCTGCTCATGCTCGCAGACGAGATCGTGGCGTGGGTGCAGCTGGATGAAGATGAAGGTGGTACCGTGTCAACGCAGGATTTGCCCACGGTTGCAGACGTCAAGCCTGCTGAGAAACCTGCTGAGAAACTTGCTGAGAAACCTGATGTCGTGGCGGAGTCGGTGCCTGCGAAGAGGACATCAACTAGGCGGAGGCGTTAGACAGATTACTTCCCCCGATTACTCATCGTCAGATGAGCCGGGGTGCTTACCGGAAAAGGCCGGTCGGCTGCGGCACGTAATGCCGTAGAAGGTGGCCCACATACGTGGATTACCCCTTCGTTCACACGATGAATCGGAGAGGTAATTTCCATGAGTCAAGAAATCACAACTGCATTTGTGAAGCAGTGGGAGCGTGGGATCACGCATCTTGCTGAGCAAAAGATGTCACGCATGCGTGATAAGGTGCGGATGGTTCGCATCGCGAGCGGTGACAAGGCATACATCGATCAGCTGGGGTCCGTGACGGCACAGCCCGCCACGACTCGCCACGGGGATACACCGCTCGTGGACACCCCGCACAGCAGGCGTCAAGTAACTCTGACGCCCTACAAGCACGCCGATCTCGTCGATAAGGCGGATCAGATCCGGACGCTCAACGATCCGACCAATCCGTACATGGTCGCATTCGGTCGGGCGTTCGGTCGTGCCATCGACGATGTGATCATTGCAGCGGCGTTTGCCACTGCGAAGACCGGCGTTGATGGTTCGGGTTCGGCAGCGTTCGACACTGGAGATTTCCAGTTCGGCACGACTTCGGGGCTGACGATCGCCAAGATCGCGCAGGCCAATCGGGTGCTGCGAGAAAACGAGAATGATCCCGATGAGGGGTTCTTCCTCGCGTGTTCGCAGTACCAGATGGAAGAGATCCTGACCAACACCACAGCCGCATCGGCTGACTACAACTCGGTTAAACTCTTGATGACCGGGCAGGTGGACAACCTGCTTGGATTCACGTGGGTGCCGACCGAGCGGCTGCTCAACGATGCCACGCCAGAGCGGCGATGCATCGCATGGGCCAAGAATTCGATTGCTCTGGCGATCGGCGAAGAGCCGAGTGGTCGCATCAGTGAGCGTGACGACAAGAACTATTCGACACAAGTTTTCATGTCGATGGATATTGGCGCCACACGGATGGACGAGACGGGGGTTGTCGAGATCCAGTGTCTCGAATCGTAGGATGACTTCGGGTTAGGGAGCCATCGCGGTGTCGTGTTGGCTCCCGCTCCCGAGTTTTGGGTCGCGGTGTCGTGGCCCGTAGGAGAGAAGCATGACTGTATATTACAGTGACCATTTCAGTGCGGACATGGGTGCGACGGGGCACTGGAGCACAAAGCTGGACCCCAACAAGATCGTTGCCGTTGGCAAGAAGCATTCGAGGATTCGTCGAACGGCTGCTTGGTGCCTCATTCCTTCTACAGCAGATCTGGCAGATGACGACGAGATCCACCTCTTCGATATGAAGAGCAGCGACCGACTGCTTGAGTTGTTCGTTTCGTGCGACGCTGGTTATCACACGACCGCGACACTCAACTACGGCCTGTACAATAAGGCTACGGGTCTTGCGGTGGACGAGGATCTGTTTGCAGCGGCCCATGATCAGGTCAACGAAGTGGCTCGGGTGGATGTATTCGATTTGGCCACCACACTCGCTGATTGGGATCGCGGCAAGATGCTTTGGGAGTTGGCAGCTATCGGTGCTGGTACCGATACGGTGGATCCGCAACTCACGTACACCATCGTTGCCACAGCTTCGGCGAATCTCACGGCTATGGCTGCTGAGACGGAGCAACTGGTCGAGGCGTACTACATCGCGGGCGACTGACCGTTTGCGTTTGCGGGGGTGCCCGGCCTCCATGCACACTCCCTCGTGCTGGGGGTCGGGCGTTTCCGAGAGGTTTTTATGGCGAGTGACGTAGGGATCACAAACGCAGCGCTACGCAAGCTCGGGCAGAGTCCGATTACTTCGTTTTCCGAAAACAGCAAGGCAGCACGGCTTGCGGGTGAGCGCTACGCAGAGCTTCGTGATGCGCTGCTGTACCGGCACCCCTGGAATTTTGCGATAAAGCGCCGTGCTCTGGCGGCGAGTTCCACAGCCCCGGAGTGGGGTTACACGGCGGCGTACCCGCTTCCCGCGGATTACATCCGGATGCACGAAGTCAACGAGGAAGATGAGGATGCAGGCAGGTGGAAGATCGAGAATGGTGCGGTTGTCACCGATCTCCCTGCACCGCTTCAGGTCCGTTACGTCTACCGTGTGACCGACGCAAACCGGATGACTGCTGGTTTCAGAGAAGCACTCGCGTGTGTGTTGGCCGCGGACTGGGCGGAGGACATCACGGGGGATAACAGCGTGGTCGAGGCGAAAGAGGCCGCGGTTGCTACAGCGCGCAGCAACGACGGTCAGGAAGGGATGCCGGATAGGCTCGAATCAGATGATTGGACAAACGCAAGGTTGTAGGGGGTCATATGGCTTTTATAGCACCCGCAGTACCAGCGATCGTCGCAGCTACCGCCATTGGCACTACAGCAGCAACATTGTCTCAGCAGGCGAAGACTCGGAAGGCTGCCAAAGAAGAGCGTATGGCAGAGAGTCTGGCTCTAAATGAAGCTCAGACCAAAGAGCGGCTTTTGGAAAGCAAGGTGCAACGCACACGACAGCGGCAAACGTCGGGTAGTGGGCAGAACACGATTCTTAGTGGCAGCAGCGGTTCGCAGGCCGAAGTCAATCGCAACGTACTTCTAGGGCAGTAGGGGTCCATTGTGGCTAGAACGAAACCATTCAAGTTCAATCGGTCAATGTACAAAGCTGGCGCTGCAGATATCAGTGAGGGTGATCCAGAGGCAGCACAATTTTTGAAGTCTGACATCGGCGGCGCCGCGTTAGCACGTAACCCGAGTGCGTATCCGAATGTCGCAGCTGCGCTTCAGCTTACAATCGATCGTAAACTTGGTAACAAGCGCGGATTCGCTAATCCTAAAAGCTCTGGTGATGACTTTCTTCCTGATACCACATACGCATTCGATTTCTATAACGAGCAGCAAGCGTTGCGGCAGGAGTATTCAGGCTCCGAGATCGATCGGCAATTCGGCCAACAGGGTGTGATCTCTACGTCGTCCACCGTGAACGCAGACGGAACGCGGAAAACCATCGGTGGCCAAGACACGAGCACCACGCCTACGAACGAGCAGAGAGATGCAATCTCTTCTAGCTACATGACTCCATTTGAATTGCTCGTCGCGGATCTGCCATCAAACCCCGCCACATCACCTGCTCCCGCGACGCTCAAGGCTCGCACGCCGACGATTGTTACTGGCGCTGGTGTTGGTTCAACCAAGCGACGTTTCTCGCAAAAATCTTCTGGATCCACCATTCTCAGTAGCGACGCAAGTTTGCTGACTGGTAAAAATACCATTTTGGGCTAGGGGGCAGAGTGTCACGTTCGTACCCGATGCAGAATAGTTTCAACGCGGGCGAACTGTCACCTCGTTTGGTGGGGCGTACCGATATCGACAAGTATACGTCAGGTGTGCTCAAGGCGCAGAACTTCATTATCCAGCCGCAGGGTGGTGCTAAGCATCGCTCAGGTGCGCGTTTTGTTTCTGAAGTCAAAGACTCGGATAACAAATCCAGGCTCATCCCGTTCATCGTTTCTACGGTGCAAGCCTACATGCTGGAATTCAGCAACAACCTGATCCGCTTCTATAAGGACGAAGCAATCATCACGTCAGGTGGCAACCCAGTAGAGTTGGTGACTACATATACAACTGCAGAAGTACCCGATCTGGTGTTCGCGCAGACCGTGGATGCACTCTATATCTGCCACCCGGCGCACCACCCGACGAAGATCACGCGCACGAGCGATATCGCGTGGACGCTTGCAAACGTAGATTTCCAAGACGGCCCGTATCTCTCTGAGAACGACACCGTTACTACTTTGACCCCAGCAGCGACTACTGGTAACGGGATCACGATCACCGCATCCTCGATCGCTGGTATCAACGATGGCGCTGGGTTTGCCGCGACTGATGTTGGCCGGATGCTGCGGCTGAAGAAAGACGGTGGCGGTGATGCGTCCGTCGGCTGGGCCAAGATCGTTACGTTCACTGACACGACTCACGTGAACGTAGATATCAAAGACGATTTTGTGGATACCGTTGCTACAACTAGTTGGCGCCTCGGCGCTTTTGGTTCTGCAGCTGACATCGGCTACCCGGCAGTTCTCGTGTTCTACGAACAACGGTTGTGGCTTGGGGCTAATCCCGGCGCTGCGCAGACCGTTTATGGTTCTGTGATCTCACTATTTGAGACGTTCTCCCCAACCGATATGGATGGTGAGGTGCTTGATGACAACGGGATGGCGTACACAATCGCCGCTGATCAGGCCAATGTGATCCGATGGATGGACAGTACCCGGACTATGATCCTCGGCACCTCCGGTGGTATTTGGCCTGTGCAGGCCACGACAACACTGGAGGCGATTACTCCGACGAATATCCAGATCAAGCGTAGTGACGTCGCGGGCGCGTCTACAGTGCGTCCAGTGCATGTGGATGATATTTCCGTTTACGTGAGCGCAACAAAACGTCAGGTGCTCAGTGTCGGGTACGAAGGTGAGCGAGATACGTTCTTAGCAGAAGACTTGACGCTGCTCGCGGATCACATTTCGCTATCTGGTGTTGAGGAAGTTGCTTACGCGAGAGAGCCACATTCGGTTGTTTGGTGCGTGCGCAAAGACGGAGTTCTCGCCGGTCTAACCAATGTCACCGCGCAGCGAGTCTTCGCTTGGCACCGGCACATTATAGGGGGCGCTTTCGGTACTGGTGACGCTGTAGTGGAATCCGTAGCTGTGATCCCGTCCACAGACGGGGATCCGAGCAGCGTGGACCGTGACAACATCCCCCATGATCAGGTGTGGCTCATCGTAAAGCGCACTATTGGTGGTGTCACGAAACGCTATGTGGAATTCCTAGAGGATGACTTCTCTGACACCGATGATTTGGACGACGCTTTCTACATGGATTCAGGTGTTACCTACAGCGGCGTTGCTACGAGCACTGTCACCGGGTTAGATCACATGGAGGGTGAGACGGTTCAAGTGGTTGCCGGTGGCGGCGCGCATCCGGATCGAGTCGTCGTCAGCGGTGCTATCACACTCAACAACACTTACACGAAAGTCCATGTCGGGTATTACCCACACGCGCTCGTGGATTCTATGAGCATCGAGCCGCAGGTGAA